GCCTTTATCTATAAGGGGCTGTTCGCTTTTTTTACCTTTTACAAAAAATGGTTTTCCCGATTTTTTATTTTTCATCCATCCCCCATTTATTGTAATTTCTGCATTGGGGGACCATTGCCCGAAGCCGCCCGTTTCAAAGGCGCGCTGTATTATTTCTTCTGCGGCAACGCCGAGTAGCGCCATAACCTTTTTGTAATTACGAGCAGCAAACGCTGCTTTCACATCATTGGCACTCAAGGCTTTAATCAGGTCTTTGCTCTCATGCTGCAGAGGCATTGAGAGAAAATCACGTGGCGGTATATTATTGGTAATAGAACCAAACATCTGAATGAATCCTAATTGCGCATTGCTTAGCCCGCTATCACCGTCTATTTGGCCTGCTTTATCATTAATGATTCCTACGCGCGTCACGTATTTATCTCCTATGGCTTTCTTAATATCGTCCAGACCATCGAGATTAAAGCGAATCTCCGTCTGCTTGCTCATGGATTCGTTCTCCCGAACACAGGCACAAAATTGCCCGCCAGATTGGGGAGTGCCATAGCAAGGTATTTCATGCCGTATGACGATGACGTGTATTGCGATAGAATCGGGCTATCCATATAGCGTTTGGGAATGCTGTAAGCCTCACTCACGCTTCCGACGCTGCGCGATGATACGGGAAACGCGCCGGTGCTGTTAATGCCTTGTGATGAAGCTTTCAAGTCGTTGCACAAAAAATGGGCCGTGCAATACAGATATGCCAGTGTAATCACTGCATCTGTCGTGAATAGCGCCTGATTGAACAACACCTGCGCTTCGGCAAATGCGTTGGTGATATCTTGGTCTTGGACATAATTATTTATATTATCGGCTGTTACCTGCCACACGGTGGGATCGCTACCAGGCGTGACGTTCTCCGTGCCATTTACGAGGCAGGTGTAAAACAATAATGTATTTGGATAATAAACTTCGGTACCAGCATTATAAAGCTGATCCGATACATAGGTGATTGCATCCAAGTATGGGAAATCTCTTCTGAACTGGGCTTGAAATTGCTGAACCGTGATCGTGGTCAAGTCCATTGAGATTTCCCCTAGGCATGCTTATTTAACGAACTTTTTAATGCTGTCGACGAGAGCGGAAGCAACAGGCGTGTTATTCTGCGTGGCAAGAGGATCGGGGCCAGCGCTCTGCTTATCCTGCGCATCCAGTCTGGCCTGCTGCTCTGCCATTATCTCAGCGCGGATTTTATCACGCTCTGCTTCGACGGCTGCCTTAACAGCGGCGTCTTTTACCTTCTCTGATTCTTCAATAGTGATGCTGGTCGGCGCTACCACTGGATTTACCTTTTCATCAAACTGCTTTTTTACATCCTCAAGGCTCAATACTTCCTTTGGGAATAGGCGCTTAATTTTATTAGCGTCTTCTTCATGGAAAGACATGGTTTTCTCTGGGCCGAAGTTATATGTGATCGGTTTATTTTTATCATCAAACTGGTCTTTATGATAACCAGAAATTACTCTTTTTCCTTTGTTGAACAATGTAATCATTGGATAATCCTCTTTATGAAAAAGCCCCCCGATTTTTAGGCCGGGGGGGGTGAGTTGTACCGACTATGTGTCAGCATGGGGGCAAGAAACTTAAACGTGGAAAGAATAATAACGCATTTCAAGCGGACGGTATGCAAGAACGCCTGTGTATTCGCCGTAACCAACGTTCTGGAACTGGAAGCCGTTAATCGTGTTCTGCAGGGTGTTGGTGTAATCAACCGGAATATCCATACGCAGAGAATCTTCGTTGTAGTTAAGAAGCGTATAGATGTTCTTATTGAGCCCGGAAACATTGGCATTGTTCACTTCATCAGCATAAGCGCAAGGCAGAATCTTGAACTTAGGATTCATCGTGATTGTTTTGAATGATTTTTCCAAATATTCAAGCATGCTGATATTCGGGTAGGTGGCGCTTACGGGGGTCATTAAACCATCGTAATCCAATTCAGGAATGATGAAGTGAGTAGGATAAGTGGTGAAGGCTGCATTGCTACGATAATCAGCAATAATGGCTTGTACGAAAGCAGCGAAATTTGCAGGCGTAAGAGCATTGATGTAGCCGGTAATCAAAGAAGTGTTGGTATTCACGTTGGCCTGAGTCAGAAGGCCCATAACAGCGGTATTGCTGGCTGAACCGAGGAAGGCGATGCGCTGAATACCCAAATCCCAGTTCGTTTTGCGTGAACGTTCTTTCTCTGAAATCAAATCCCAGTTGCCGGACTTTGCAGCCTTACGCAGGTCAACGAAAGACCAGGTGATCTGCTTTGCCCAATCGATAATGGGATTGTAAACGGCGCTTACGCCAGCATCCGCTTCAGCAAGACGACTGTTGTTTGAGCCGGTATTTAAATTGCCGGTTTCAAAGTCTGCAGCGATGTCATAGCTGAGGTAGGTCAGAATCTGGTCAGACCATGCATTTTCACCTACGCGAACCGGCACGTAATCAGCCGGTGCTATCTCGAAGAACTTCTGTTCTACAATGCTCTTTGAAATAGCCGTGAGCGTCGTGATAGGAAGGTCAAAACCGAGTGAGTTGCGGAATTCACGGTTAAACTGATTCTGAAGGAATAGCGCACGCTCTGCTTCACGTTGGTTCAGCTCAACGTACTCGCCTTTCAGATTTTGAACATTTGTCTTTAACATTTGATAGCCTTTCTTCTGAGTTGAACCCTAAGTGGTTAAAAATTAAACCTGTTGATATGTGACAGTGAACGTTATCGAAGTTCCGCCGGTTTGAGCTGTGCCATTATTAGCTACATTCAGACCTTCGCCTGCTGGCAACGCGGCAGCATAACCTGTTCCGAGCGTTGTATTGCTTGATGCTGGGGTCAGAACAGCGCCAGTCGTCAGACCAGCTTCTGCGATAGTTGTAACGGCGACCGTCGTTGCGCTTGATTCAAGCTCTACACTCGTGCCTGTTGCAAAGTTTCCAGCAACACGCGCAGTATAATTTGTCACTGTTATTTTCTTGCCAGCGATAGCAGGAATGATTACAGCGCCAGCGTTAATCTGTGCGAGTGTGGCGAGTACTGTTATCGTTTGAAGACCGGCGTTGTCTGGATTTGCGACAACAGTTGGCACCTTGATATACACGCGGATAAGGTCGTTTGCATTGACCGCCGTATCAAGCGCGATACCGACAACGGGATTGATACCCGCTGATGGCGCGATCTGATTTGTTGCATAGGCAACTTCAACAGAAGCACCACGAGTAATAGCGCCCGTTGCGGCCATCCACATAATGCTATCATTCATCGCAAGTTCAAAGTTGGAAAGAGCAGGATAATCCTGGTCTTTTACGTTGCGGATAACAAAGCCGAATGTCTGGTCCGTATTTGCGGCAAGTGCCACGAATTTAGGAAGACCTCCTGCAGTCGTGGTGATTTTCACAGCTTGGCCAGCAATCAAAGCAGTTGCCTGCGATGAATCAACCTGACCCGTGATTACATTACCATGATCGAGATCGATCTGGCCCTGTACCGTGGTTTGTGCAAATTGGTTAATATTTGGTTGAGTTACTGACATCTGCTTGTCTCCTGTTGTGATTTATAAAATATCTGGTCGTATCGTCGTTATGCTTATTCTGCTGAGCCGTAGCGTTTTTTGCCGCGAATCATTTTATTCTGAGGAGCCTCAACGGGGGTTTCTGTTTTCTGCGCGGTGTTATGCGCATTCATCAGTTCTGCATAAAACTTGGAGTTTTCCTTGTCTTCCTCAGATTTCTTTTTCTTTTCTTCCTCTTCAGCGTTTTTGCTCTCGTTTTCCTTCTTTTCGGCTTCGTCCTTTTCTTTTTTCTTTTTTTCTTCCTCTTTTTCCTCAGCGTTTTTCTTCTCATTCATCTTTTTGTAACGATTCATGAGTTCTTTGAGGGGCATTTTCTCGCCATCGCATTCGATCATATCGTCTTCGTTGATCTTCTCTTTGGCTTTCTTTTCTTCTTCCTCTTCATTCTTTTTAACGGCGTTCAGCATTTCAACTACGCTGATCGTTTTGCCATCAATTTCGACCATCGTATCATTGTCGACGGTACTGACTTCTTCCTTCTTGAACTTGAAAAACTTCATGATGGCATTTCCTTTCGTTGGGTTTGAATTGTGTAGTATTCGGGTATTTTCTAGCTCTTTACGCTTAGCTTCCTGATAATTTCTGAATTGCTCAGGGCTCATAATGCAGGCTTCTTCATATCGCGGATTAGGCACAATTGCAAGGTGCGTAAATTCTGCGTTCAAGACTTCGCGATTGAACGGACAGTTATTTTTCGTTCCGCCAACGCCGAATTGCGTGGGGCGATATGCATTAGAAACTGACCATCCATTATCGATTGCTTTGTGCGCGGCATCATCAATTGCAATGCATTTAAACCATGCCCATCCATCGAGCTCGTTATAAAAACTTTCAGTAATCCATCCATCGGCATCTTCTTTAATGCTATCAAGATTCACGTTCTGATGATGGATATAAATCGGCTTATTGACGCCGGTGGGAATCATTTTTTTGATTGCGTCTGTGTCTACGAGAACGATTTCGTCCTCATATCCGCATGTTCCCGGCTGCATGTGGCGCGCATAGAATGTGCGGGGAAACTGGCTGGCATTTTGGTTTTCTGCAATTGTCATGCGAATAAATATCGCATAAATCACAAGTTCGCACCATTAAAATTTTATCTAACAAGAGCAATCGCGGTGCACCGGCAACCATAATCCTCGCCGGGATTGTTGCGCGCGCCTGTTTTCTTATTTGTAACTGGAGGCGAATCATAGCGGAATATTTCCCCGTTTAATTCGCGGTGATCGTGCCGCACGCGCGAGTCATGACTGGTTGACCATTTATATTCTTCCAGGCCGAGCGCGGTATATCTCGTCTCTCTGAATTTCGCCATGAGCATCGATGTTTCCTGATGCGCGAGAAAAGTGGCGTGCGCTTTACTCGAGCCATAACTATCCTGCAGCATCTTGATTAAACCTTGCGCGCGACCGCCCGCTAATGTGTGAGGCTGTATCTCTTCGCGCAGTTTCAATATGGTTTCGTCCGCCCATCCCTTGATGTAGAGATTCAGGTTTTCTCCCCATTCACGCGCTATGATATCACGCTGCGATGCAGTGAGTTTCGGCGCAATGGATATCGATGCAACGCTATACTGGAATGATTGCTCCATCATATCGACGGTGCGCGCATATTGCTCCGGCGTATCTGACAGATCCATGATTTTATTCAGGTCAATGTAATTTATTTCGGTTAGCATCGACTGGCGCATCTTATCTGCCCGGTCGCGCGCGCTCGCAACTGCGAATGATACCTGCGCCGGTACCAGCTCAGGATTCAGCTTCCACGATTTGCGAAATGAATCATATTCAGCGCCAAGCAGCTTCAGCTCTTTGCTTATGGACGCGCTATAGGTTCCATAGAAGCGGCCGTCAAGATACCATACAAGGCCCTGTCGGATGGCATTAAGCAGCGCGCTCAACGAGTTTGTGATTTCTTCTTCGCCTATGGCAAGTAATAGGGGATTATACACCGTCTCTCTGAGCAAGCGCATAATCTCACTCTCGACTGGCGCAACGTATCGCTCTTTGAGATATAGCGGAGGCAGATAGCGCATGGCCTATTCCTCTTCGGGTGTTTTCTTTCCTGCTTTTCCGGTCGCGCCCTTGACTGAATAATCACCTTCGATGGGAGGAAGTAAGTCGTCACTTTCATCAATTTCAATACCGAGCAGAGAATCTTTGTTTATGCTCTTCTTGCCTTCCATTGGCTTTATAAGGCCGGACTGCACTGATGACATAACACGGTTAAACTGGCTGTCCTTGACTTCTTCTTCCTCTTTGGCGTTGAGGATGCGCAGCGGATTAAATTCGATCATCAGGTCATCAGGCTGAAATCCGAATAGCTTCTGGCAGCAAATGCTAAGCACGTCCACCACGGTGAACTTGTTCTTATTGCGGATTTCGCCTTCGAGCATGCTGTTGTAATTCTCGATGTCATCTTCTCCTGAGTTAAACCCGGCGGCGCTTATTCCGAAAAGCTTACTCATGGGCATTTTTAGATCTGCTGCGATGCCTTGACGTATTTGCTGCAACACTTCAGAGAGGCCGCTAAATGTCATCTGCTTTTGAATGTAGTCGTCGTTTGAATCCATTGTGAGCGCATTATTATAATTCTTCATCTGGTTTGCCATAGCGATACGCTTGGCGATGGCATTCGTCCCGGCATTGGTGAGCAGAGAATCGTTATAATCTTGCACCTTGAAAACATCGACCTTCGCTTCATCGAGCAGCTCGAATATAAGGTCTTGATTCTTGAGATATTGATTAAGGCTGCGTATCAGGCGTTCAAGCTCAGACATGCCCCATCCGCGCAGGCGCGGCCGGATGAAGGCGGGGGCTTCCTTACCAATGATGCGGAACACACGGCTCTTATGAACCTGGCGACCATAGTAATCATACCATTCACCGGCATTTGCCCCTAGCGCGCCACCGGGGTACATATCGCCGGAGACATTCTGCATTGCGTAAAATAGCTCCCACATATCGACGCCGCGAAATTCGAGCGGTGTATCTTCCTTGATGGCTTTGACATCTAAGGGCTTGCGATAATCCTGAAAAGCGCACACCAGCACCGCTCCGCCGCCATAAAGCCGCGACCACTTAATTGC